ATAAGAAAAGACCCGGACGCGCCATCCTCATGGACAGGGGCAGGCTGCGCAATAGCATACGGGGCGACGTCCGGAACGGCGGCGCTGAGATCGTCTTCGGTTCCGCAGAGAAACATGCCCGGATACACAACGAGGGAGGAACGATCACGCATCCTGCCCGCCAACGTATCATCACGCATAAAGCCTACACAAGAGGCAAGCGAAAAGGCCGGGTATTGTTCCACAAAAACAACCAGAATGCGACTTTCGGCAAAAAGGTAAACACCGGCAGCTATACCATCAAAATGCCTAAGCGCCAGTTCATGGGGCCAAGCGCCCATTTGAACAGGATTATAAAACGAGACATTCAAAACCAAATCAGAAAAATTTTTCAATCATGAGTACTACACCTTTTGCTACGCTGTTCGTGCGCCTGCAGGCACACCTGAAAACGCAAGTGCCGGAGCTGCGTTGGATAGATCAGGATTTTGGACAGTTAGAACAGGAAAGGCCTCCGGTAAGCTATCCCTGTGCATTGATCGATTTTACAGACTGGAATTTTGAGAATTGGGGCGAAAACATAGAATCTGCATCAGGGGCAGTAGTGATCCGGCTGGCTTTCGATGCCTGGAGCAATACCAATAACCTGACCCCTTCTCTGTGGAAAGAAAAAGGGCTTGTATTTTATGATATTGAATACAAAATATACAAGGCGCTGCAGGGATGGAAGCCTGATAATTATGGTTATCTGCTCCGTGAAAGTGTGGCAACCGAACAGCGGGAAGACAACCTCCGTGTAAGGGTATTACGGTTCTCCTGCGGCTTTGAAGATTATGGGGCCAGTCCGGAATATACACAAACGGAATTACCGCCACTGGAGATTACAGACTTGTAGTCCAGTTCAGGTGAGGATACTTCTTTTTGAGCGCCTCCGGTGTAGGCGGATGATTGCGGATTGAACGTAGTTGCTCACTGGAAGCGGATAGGATATTCATAATCGTCCTGGGAGAGATATAAAACTCATCTTCCAGGCGCGTCATAACTATTTCGAACCGAAGCTTTGTGTATGCGCCGTACCAAAAATACCGGTACAGCAATAACTCATTTCGCCGGTCGTTTAATTCCTTGGATCGTCCTTTCAACACCCTTACACGAGATTCCTGTGCAGGGGTATTGAAAAAATTATCAAACAGAGTAGAGCCGCGCATGAGCAGGAATATAGTTACAAATTTAACATAGAAGATGTGTAGGCTGAAAAAAAGTTATCCAACAAGAAAATCCCGAAATACAATCACAATTCGGGCATGAAATCCTCAATTGACGCGTTACTTAAAATCAGTTTCAGAATTATACGCATCATACACGCTCCATGCAATAAGTCCAAAATACAGCCCAATAGTTATATTAAGTAAATAATCTCCATCAAAGAGAAATCCGTAATGCCAGTTGAGTAGAATTAGCGCAATAGCTACCCATGTAGCAATCGTTTTCCCAAAGTGCCTTTTGACCATTTGACCAAACCCAGGAATCAAAAGTAGATAATAATGATGGTATGCCGAACTTTTCCATTGTATTGTATTTTTTTACAAGATAAAAAATTGAATTAAATCCCTTTTAAAAAGCTTTTGTAAACGGCTTCAAATTGTGTTACAAGCTTCGGAAGCTCGGCATAGCGGTACTGGTTTATTTTTTTATGCAGGTAGCTGCTCTTTACCATCCAGGTGTCAATTCGCTGCATATCCGCTTTCCTTGTACCGGGAATACGCCAGCCCATTTCGTGTGCCATGCTAATAATTTTTCTTCGCATTTTTTCTGCTCCAACCTCCTCCGGATCAAGCGATTTTAAGTGTAAAATAATGGCATTAGCCTCGTAACTTGAGAGTTCTTTGCAACTTCCTGTGCGGCAATCACTAAAGATTCTTAATATTTCTTCTTTTTTTGCGGTCAGGTGTAGCTTATTTAACAATGCATGAATGCACGCATACTGTGCTTTGCTGATTGGATTTTTCATGTTTTTTACGCTTAAATATATGTAGAAAAACTATACATATTTCGTAGTTGAACGCAATTGTAAGACCGCAAAGTCTGACAATCATTCCTACTTCATAGCCCCGACCAATGCCGACGGCTCCATAGGCTCACCCGACAGTTCCTGCCGTGAATTATATTAGGTTTTGTTCTTTCAAACCAAACCTTTTAATATTGTTTGCTGCGAGCAAATCTCTTTCATGGGTTGCACCGCAATTACCACAAGTCCAAACCCTATCAGAAAGCTGCAATTCTTTGTTGATAGTACCGCATGTACAAAGCCGTGAACTTGGCTCAAATCTGCCTATCTCAATGTAATTACCGCCTTTCTCCTGCATCTTGTATTCCAACAGAGAATAGAACCTGCCTAAACCCAAATCAGCAATGCTTTGAGATAATTTTCTGTTCTTAATCATTCCTGCAATGTTCAGGTTCTCTACTATTACCGTGTCGTACTGCTTGGCTATCGCAGTAGTGGTTTTGTGTAGAAAATCTAATCGTCGGTTTGCTATCTTTTCATGTAATACCGCAAGTTTCTTGACAGCCTTTTTTCTGTTGTTGCTTCCCTTTACTTTCCTGCTTACCCTCTTTGATAGCACTTTCAATCGCTTCAAACTTGATTTTAAGTGCTTAGGATTTTCTATTTCAGACCCATCTGAAAACGTGGCAAATGTTTTTATGCCTGTATCTATCCCAACTGCCGTTTCTTTCTTTACTGGCTTTTGCTTCACCTTTACATCAGTTAATTCAACTGTGATAGATATGTAGTATTTGCCTGTTGCTGTTTTTTCAATCGTGGCAGTCTTTATCTTCCCCTCAAATGTTCTACTTACTCTCACCCTCATCCACCCAATCTTATTGACGAATGCCTTACCAGCTTCAAAATCAATTTTTGTATTTTGCGGGAAGCCTACAACCTGCCTGCTCTTGTGTTTACTCTTAAATTTCGGGAAGCCTTTTTTCTCCCTAAAAAATCTCGTAAAAGCCTTTTCCATGTTTACAATTGACTGCTGCAAACTTTGAGCAACCGACAAGTTCAACCACTCGTATTCAGGCTTCTTTTTCAACTTAGTTAGTTCAGTCATTAAGGTAAAGGCAGAAACTTTTGTCTTGTCTTTTTGGTACGCCTCTATACGTGTTTGTAATGCCCAATTATAGACAAACCGAGCATTACCGAGCATTTGATTTACTTGATGCTCCTGCGTACTGTTTAAGTAAAGCCTGTATTTGAAGCCTTTAATCACGATACAAACATACAAGCATCTAAAGAAACAAACAACTTTCTATAACCTCAAGGCGAAAAGAAAAACACCTGCGTTCAACATGGGTTTGGCAAAATGGCTTTCCGGCACACAGGTCAACGCACAAAAGCCACTTCGCCAAGCCCTTCACCGTTAGCAGAGATAGACAACCATCCCTACCTGAACCTTTTCGTGAGTTCGACCACAGCATCTACCTTAGGTTTTAAAAAACACATAATTTACCGCCGCAATTCGGACACCGTGGATGATCAACAGCAACCGGCTTTTTATCGCCAGCCTTTATTTTTTCCTGTAACATAGTTTTTGCTTCCGGAGAAGGTCGAGATGCATCTCCGCAACCTCTTATGCAATATGTTGTGAAGCAGTTGATGCAGGTTGCCTCTACACAATGATTTGCCATAATTATTATAAATTTTTCCAGTCGTTCAAAAACTCCTTATTTTTCAGCCAAGCTGCAGCTATTTTCGGTTTATACCAACCGTTTCGGTCGCAATATCGGCGATATTCTCGTGCGGCCAACCAAGCTCTTACTTGGTCTGCCGTATTTAATTTACCCCACACTGCAGGCAAGAGATGTGTATTTCTTTTGTAAGGGTATTCCCTAATAAAATCGTCCAACGTGACATTATACGTATCTTGTACCAGCGTTATCTGTCCTTTTGCAGATTCCATCATACCTACTAATTCAAATTCATACAGTGGAACTCTACGGAGTATCCATAACTGGTTTTTGTCTTCTATAACAGCGTTTTCGAATGATACTCTTTGTAACCGTCCTTCGAGGTATAGTAGCTCCACAGATCCAATATATTTTTTAGATGTTAGAAGAATTCTATTTATATCGTTTTTCATTTTTATTGAGGTTAATTAGTGTATGAATTTAAATGCTGTTATTCTGTTGCTTGATCCAGAGATTCTATTTTCCTTTTTGGGGCCGGTGTTTTGTCCATACCCTTGATAACGGACCGGTACTTTTTACCCCAATACTTCCGAGCACCTTCCTCCCATATTACGTAGGGAGTATTACCCCCGTACCGGCTAACCACAAAAGCCACATAACCTTCTACCCTAACTTTGATACCGGCATCATATTTGATTTTGTCTGCTGTTTTTCCATCCGGCATCTTGCCTTTTGAGTGCGAAATGAAAATGAATGTCTTTTTGTGAAACTGCTCCTTCAGCGCCTTATATTTGTTGTAATCTATTCCCCAGTACTGCAAGCTATCTATAACGACAAATCGGGGTGATTTGGGGCGTGAAAGTACTTTTATAAGCATTTCATAATTCATTTCGTGGTTTGCGAAAACTATCTTTCCCGTGTGCTCAGTTTCTGATAGGTGTCGCAGGACGTTCTTTTGCATAGTTGCCTCAAACCCTTCTTCCAAGCCTACATACAACACACGTCCATAGGCACACAGTACTTTTAATAACTGCATCAGAAAATTACTTTTCCCGTTGCCGGACGGCCCCCACACGATCATGATAAAATTATCTACCAACGCCCCGAAGCTGCGGGTGATCGCTTCCGGAAGGTCTTCAAGGAATTTGTATTTCTTCTGTAGTAGCTGTTTTAGTCCTAATACTTTAGCCATTATCTGTTGCTTAGTGTGATTTTCAAGGCAAGGCTCCCGCAAGAACCTGCCGCTGTAGCAGGCTGTACATAGTGTACGGCCACGTTTTTGAGATTGTTTACAGAGTAGTGTCAGAGTTGGATAAAAACCGCCGGCTTAGAAAAACCAGCGGGAATTAACCCTAAAATCGCATCGTTAGGCTTCCGCCAGTTTTTCTTTTTTTGGCTCTACAAAAAACGTTTCATCTTGATCTACGTAAATGCCACATTTTTCAAATTTTGATTGTATTTCCGGAACATCTCTGTCACTGAGGAGCCGATCCTTTGCCGGTTCTTCAACAACACGAACGTATGATGGCAGAAATTCTTTGAGTAGATTTTTCACGCTCTCCCAGGTGAACCCTTTTCTTGTCTTCAGCTTTGGCGTACCTGTGCGGAAGCCGATAATGCCGTGTGTTAACTCAATGCTCTTTTTGCCGCCGAAATCATTACGATTATTTTCCGCATAACTCTGTATTTTATCAAAAGCTTCCTCTTTTGTAGCTTGAAGTTTTGTGAGTTCCCCGGAATACTTATCACGAATCCGTGTGGTTTCAATGTCCATTTTTGCCGTTATTTCGTGCATACGCGCGTCTGCTTTAGCATACTCCGCAAAAGCTTCTTCCGCGGCGGCTTTGTCAATCGTGCCTGTAAGCACTTTCTTTTTTACTCTTGCCATGTTAAACTGTTTTGGTTTAAAAAAAATAGTGGATATCTGGTAAAAATGATGAACGCAATTGGTCGATTTGGGCGAGAACCATACGTATAATTGTTTGTTGATACGGAGAAGAGCGGACATAATTTTCATTTAGAAAGAATACGAGTGTCGCTGCTTCAGGCGTTGTAATCTTTAGCTTATACATCTTTTTAGGCTTGCCTGGATCGATCAGCACACGGGAAAAGCGGAATAGGTATACATGTCGCATTGTAATACACACCAGCTGAGATAGAATAGTGTCCATTTTTTCTAGCTCAGAAAATTCGTATAGCATGTCATGTAGCGCATTTATCTTACGTGCATCCAGTGTAATTACCACTTCCGCCTTACTATCTTTCTTTACTTGTAAACCCATACGTTATTACTGATTTAGCCAATCTGATACTGCCTGTTGTGCAGTAGAAAAAAGTCCAATAAATTCTTGATCATCCGTTTGAAACGCATTTTTTGCAGCAGCAAGTGTATTATTTATAGTTGTATGATCCTGTCCGAAAAAATCACCAATACTTTTCAAACTCAGCGAAGGAAAGTTGTATCGAAGCAGATATGCTCCTACTCGCCGCAACATGACGTATTCAGGCCGACGTGATTTATTTCTAAAATCCTCATTGTCATATCCAAGAGCACCAGCAACAACACGTAACAAATCCCGCGGGTTTCCGCGCTCTTTAGCTATGTTGAATCTTAGCTTCACGCACTTTCCAATATGCTCAGCAATCTTTTGCTCTGCCTCTCGGAGCACTCCATATATGATGTTTGATTCTTCAACTGTTAGTATCATAATAATGGCTCTTTAAAAGTTTCTTGAATCATTTGTGCGTAACTATCGTCCAGCACTACTGCTGGGGGCGTGATCCCTTCGGCAAGCGCACGGGGATTGTGTAGTTCAGTATAGATATTGCGGCGATATTTTATACCGACAGTGTAAATTTCACTATCCAAATAGACCTCATCCCGTAATACCCACTGATTCCGCCACCAATTCCAAAATACGCGATGACTTTCCAGAAATGCGATGGCTGACGGATCACTTTGTATATACGCCTGTAGATATTCAAGCCCCATGCGGTATTGGAATTCGCAGTATTGCAGTTCGCTCCATTCCAGTAGGCGCATGATGCGCTCTTTGGAAGCTTTTGCCGCTACCCGGCGGCTTTCGATATGTGTTATTTTCTGTAGCATGGCGGTAGTATTTATCGGTTGAGTAATAAGTACAACCTGCGCAGTGACAGTTCGCAGCGATTAAGCAATTCAGTAGCCTCTTTATTACCAAGACCAGGTCTATTAGTCGCAAGTACTAAGGCGGCCTGCGCACGTCGGAACATGACGCGTTCTGCGTCTGTTTTTTCCGCAATGCAGCTTTGATACCTGGCTCCAAATCGGTCATACACTTCCTCGAATCCTACGCGGTTCCCGGCCATTTTCCGGTCAATTTTAGCCCGGAGGCCGTTTGCTCCCATCATATACCAACCGCAGTATCCCTCCAGTGCATTCCACAGGCTTTTTATTTCCCCGTAACAGCTATCCGGGAGGTCTCCGGCCTCGTCCAGGATAACAAGGGGTTTCTCCATTGTCAGGATGTTGTCTATGAGGTTTTGACGCACTTCCTGATAGAACCCTTTGGGATTGATCCCAAAGGAACGGGCAATGGCGCGGGTAAGCTGGTTTTTGCTACAAATTGCAGAACAGTCGATGTACGCAACATTGGGGTATTTCAAGGCGTATTGCCGGGCTGTGTAGCTTTTGCCGATACCTTTTTCGTCGACAAAAATCAGTGACGCGGCTTTTTTACGGCACGTATCCAAATGTGCGGTAATACGTTTGAATGTTTCTGTCTGCGCGGTTTTCCACTCTGCATTTTCCAATGGTAAACCTAATTCAATGGCTATCCTGATCCACTGGGCGTCACTCAGGAGCCGCTCCGTTTCTCCCTTCAACAGCCTGCTGTACACTGAAGGGTTGATCCCCAGTATGGTAGCATGGCGGGTTTGGTTGCCTCCTTTGCGTTTTAGGTCGGATTTGATCGCGCCTGCGATGATCCCTTTGTGTTCTGTTGTGAGTTGCATAGATTTGTGTTTTGGTAGTTTTAAGATTGCTCCCGTTTGCGCGGGGGCTTTTTTTATTAAAATCGTTGTTTTTCAGTGCGTTCTGTTAGTTTTTAACCGGCAAAAACTGGCAATATCCCCCTGTCTATCCGGTATTATCTGGTCATTTACAAGTCATTTAGATAGTCCTTATAGGTCATCTCCGGGGCAAATACCCCCGGATCAAACGGCTTGTCATCGTCCGTATCCCCGTTTACTTCGTTGAGGGCTTCGGTTTCTTCGGCCAGCTTGTCGTACCCCACCCGGACGTATTGCAGTTCAGTATCTACCGGTGTAGATTGTTCGCTGCCTACCATGTCCACCTGTTGCAGGTCATCCACCTGTCCCCTAAGTACCTTTTCAAATTTTCGCTGCCTGCTATACTGTTTGCCGAACACTTCCCAATCCCTATGAGTGCGTTCTGCACGGGCATACTGGTATTCTTCGATCAGGTCGCCTTCCCCTACATACTTGCCGTTCTGAAAGAGATACACCTTGCTGATCTCCTTGTTTTCATCGGGTATCCAGTATGCTTCCACGTCAACCACACCGTTACTGGCATTCACCCGGCTATCTGTCTTGCAGGCGTAGAATTTTCCCTGCACCTGGCAATCCCCCCGGCGGATACTCGTTTTTGTCCGGTAGCCGACATAAGGCATCATACGCCACACGGGCCAGTTGATGGCTTCGCGGTTGATGTTCCGCTCCAGGTATTCCCATTTTGTCATTTCCGGATGATCGGGATGGGGGCTGCTGTTCCAGGCTTCAACGTAGGCCCTCACCCGGCGGATAAGGTCGGTTTGCTGATATCGGCCTTCCGGCGTATCCTTATTGTACCGGTAGTTTTCGTTCCGGCCATGTGGACGGCCCAAAAATCCGTCCTCCTTCACCAGTTCCTGGTATTTGAATCCGCCCAGCAGGCGTTCTGCAAGTTTCTCCTGGCTGTTGTTGCCTTTGGCGAAACGGATATAGCGGAACACATGCCCTTCCGTGAAGATGTCCGGGGCTTCCTCGCTGCCGCGCCGCTGGTAGTTCAGGTGCCGCTCCATTTCCAGTTCAAGCGGCAGGCCCCATCCTTTCCGGATACAGAGGCGTAGCATATCCCGGAGGGCTTCGTTCACCAGATCAACGTTTTTACCATCTTCACCGGGACGGATAGCCTTATAGCTTGCGCCAACAATCGCTTTGCTGGCTGCATCAAATATTACATACATCCACACGCTGCGTTTGCCGTCCGCCGTTTTGAAGGGGAGCAGGTAGTCATCCATAGAAACGAGGGAGAAGCTGTATTTTGGGCCTTTGCGCCGGTTGTGCGGCATGTGCTTCTGGGTGTAGTCATGTGCGGATAGCTTCAGCTTATCGGCCAGCTTCCGGTTATGGCTCATGTTCAGGTAATTGTAGACAGTAGAGGGGCTGATATGGACACCCCGGAAGGTGTCGGGGGGGTATGCTTCGCCGGTTTCAAGGTTGATCGCCGTTAGCTTACCGGCCATGAAATCCGTATAATCCTTATACACCTCCAGCGCGGTAGTGCGGCCTTTACGGCGTACATAGAGGGAGACAAACAGGCTTTCCATTTCAGGGGTCACCTTCCGGGACGGCATCCGCTTCACGGTTTCGGGGATCAGGCTTTCCATACCGGCAGCTTCATATCCCTTAGCTTTTTCCATTAGGCGCTTGTAGCTTGCTGGGAAGTTGCCAAATAACTGACGAGGACCTTTATAGGAGGTGCTTGCCCCGTTTTTGATCTCCAGTTTTATTAGGTAGCCACAATGTGCGTAAAAGTCAACGACAGATACCATTCCGTACCCCTTACGAATATCCTGAATGGATAACCCACCGATGAAGGCAAGCCAAGCATCCGCCCGGACGCATTTTTTAACCGTATCCTCCGGAAGGCGACCGGTTTTACCATATGTATATGATGCAAAGAACTCCATTGCTTCAGTCCTGGTAACGACACCCTCCAGTATAGGTTGTCGGATCACATGATCGTATGGATTGCCCCAGCGCACCTGTACCATTTCCTTGTACTGATCCCGGAGCCGTTCGTATCCGATAAGTACCCGGCGGCGGTCGTCCGGATCATTGATGAATTCCCAGCATTTGGTGCCGGTAGATTTAGCCTTTTTCAGATATGTTTCTGACACCCCAGCCTCCACCATTTCGGAGAATTCAAGATATAGCTGATCGTTAATTAGTTTCATGCTGATCGGTATTAACAAGTTCCACTGGTTGATCCCACGCTTTATGGTGCCGGCACTTTTCATACAGGCTATACGGGAGCGAAGTATTTTCATATTGTATGTACATATTAGTTGCTGCCAAGACCCTGTATATGGCCTTTTTACCAGGGAATCGAAAAAAATCTCCAAGTCCCAAGGATCCCAATGTTAATTCTTCGTTTTCTTGCATCATTTTCATTAGTTAAATGGAACTAGTTTTTTTATTTCTTCCTTAAGTCGGTTTTCTACTTCGTTGCCTGTCTCTAAAATTTCCATGTAGTCTGCTAGGATGGCTTCGTTTTCTCTGTCTCCCTTTATTACCATTTTAACGTACCTGGTTGTAACCCCATGGATACGCGCTACTTTAAGTACGATAGCCGCCTGTTCTGTATCTCTTTTGTATGATTTAGCCATGTTTTTAATACCTTGCATTTTGTTCCCTTGAATGGAACAGCAAATTAAGTCCATAAAATTGACATTTCCAAATAATTGACAAAAATATTTCCATGCGGAGAAACTTCCTATCCCAAAATTTAATATTCCTTCGGAATCAAAAAGGACTAAAACAGTCTGAAATACAGGATTTGACAGGGTTTAAAAGAAATACTTGGTCTAATTGGGAAAATGGAAAAGTGGAACCTGGAATAGAAAATATTTTAATTATTGCCCAGTTTTTTGACATAGACCCCGGCAGATTGATCTTTGAGGATTTATCAAAAGGTAACCTAATCAAACAAAAAGGAGTATCGGAAAAAACGAAAAAAGGTAACCTAAAAGGTAACCCAATGGGTAACCTAATTGATGATAATCCACCAGATCAGGCGGCAATCAATACCTTGAAAGAAGCCTTGGAATTGGCTCATCAGGAGATAAAAAGAAGGGATGAAACCATCCGGCAGAAGGATGATCTAATTGAGGCCCTTCGGGGGCAGGTAGAAGCGCTAAAAATGGCTGCCAAAGCACTTGAAGCAACGATTAACAGTCCTAAAAGCCAGCGAAAAGCGGTGTAGATTAATAGAATTCAATCCCAATAAAAGATAATTTTATTAACGCTCAAGAATTGGCTCTTAAAATCAAAGTAAAATACAACTTCATACAAGTAATTTGTCCGCTACGTTCTAAATTAAAATGTGGATAAGATCGCCTGAAAGTAGCGCCGTTAGTGCATTTTTTGCACTTTTTATATATTATCTAATTGGTACGCTCTGTTTTACCCCCCATATAATCATCAATGCTATACATAATAGAATCAATTATATAAGCAGTTCTAGCCTCCAGTTTGGATAAATTAGTTTGCTTATCCCCTTCCTGCTTTTTTATATAATCTATCACCATCATTCTATACTCATAATTTCCAAACCTATTACCATCTTGCTGCACTACTAATACCTTGTCTTTAATAAATACAATTCCACTGTTGTAGGCATTGTCACTTTTATGGACCAGACAATAAAACCAATAATAAAT